TATACCGGTTCTCTGAATGACGCGAACGTGAAAGAGCTTGTCAAAATGACCGAGGCTTACGGTAAGGGCGAGCTGAAAGAGGACGGTATCGAGAATATCATACCTATTCCGGTTGGTTTCAACCTTACGCCGCTTAACGTCAAACTCGGAGATAATCAGTTTGTCGAGATTCGACAGTATACCGCTTTGCAGATTGCAAGCGCTTTCGGTATTAAACCGTATCAGATCGGCGACTATACTAAGTCGAGCTATGCGTCGGCTGAGGCTCAACAGCTTTCTTTCTACGTCGATACACTCCTCTATATTCTGAAACAGTATGAGGAGGAGCTTTCGTATAAGCTCTTATCGACCGAGGAGATTAAAGGCGGTTATCACTTTAAGTTTAACGTCGCCTCCATCCTGAGAGCGGATCAACAGACTCAGATAACGACGCTTTCGACGGCGGTTAATTCTTTCCTCTATACGCCGAATGAGGCTCGAGCGCTCCTCGACCTCGAAAGCAAAGAGGGCGGCGATAACCTCCTCGGTAACGGGTCGAGTATTCCCGTCCAGTATACCGGCTCTCAATATACCGATATTAACGGCGAGGAAACGGATCCGGAGCCGGTCGAGGAGGAGCCGAAAGCAACGCCTAACGATCTTATCTCGGTTATCGAGGGTATACGCTCCGGTAAGCTGACCTATGAGCAAGGCGTAAACGTGTTAGTCTATGGCCTTGGATTTACTGAGGCTGAGGCTCGCGTTATTTTAGGCTCTGAGGCCGATTTCGAGACGGCTGAGGAAATAGTCGAGGAGACTCCGGAAAACGGCTCAGAGGGCGAAAATGAGCCGTCTGAGGGCGAGTCTGAGACCGACGGCGATCCTCCGGAGGATAACGACGATACCGAGGAGGATCCGAAAGACTGATAGAGTCCCGAAAGGGTTTCTATAATCTCGAAAGAGAGGAGGTTAGAAAATGCCTGAGTTTGTGAATTACAACGATCCGGACGCTTTGCCGGGTGTGGTACTCAAGTCCGCAACCGTCGAGCCTTTGGAAGTAACCGAGGAGGATCTTAAACAGATTAACAAGTATACTCTGAGTCCGGTAACGGCTGAGGATGTATTTACCTTTAAGGCGGTTATGGCAGATAATGAACAGGACGACCGTAATTATATGCCTTTCGACCTTAAAGCCTTGCAGGATCTGAAAGACCTCTATCCCGGTAAAACCATGCTTAAGGATCACGACCGAAAAGCCGATAATCAGATCGGGCGAATTTACGCGACTGAGCTTATCCAGAATACGCGGAAAAAGACCGAACTCGGAGAGATCCATACTGAGCTTATCGGCAAAGTTTACATGATTCGGACGGAAAGCAATAAGGATTTGATCGCCGAAATCCTCGGAGGCATCAAGAAAGAGGTCTCGACGTCTTGCTCGCCGTCTAAGATGATTTGTAATATCTGCGGTTGTGATAACCTCAAAGATTGGTGTCGTCATTATCCCGGCTTTGAGTATGACGTCTCCGACGAAACCGGCAAGGTCAAGAAAAAGCGCTGTAAAATGCTCTTGCATGGAGCTAAGGACGCTTACGAATTGTCGCTTGTCGCTATTCCCGCGCAACCGCGAGCCGGTACTCACAAGAGCGCCGGATTTACTAAACCGGTCGAGCCTCCGGAGGAAAACGCGCCGGAGGATAAAACCAATACTAAGGACTCCGAGACTCTTGAGCGGATTACAAACGCTCGGATCGAGGAGTCTTTTGTATATCACGCAACCGAAAAAATTTGAGGAGGTATGTCGTTATGAATAAGAAAATGCGTGAAATCTTGGCTCAGATTGAGGCTAAGACCAAAGAGGCTAAGTCCTATATGGACGGTGAAAACAAGGACGTCGCTAAGGCTAATGAGCTTATGGACGCCGTCGACGCTCTCAAGGCTGAGTTTGAGGCCGAAAAGCGTATCTATGAAGCGGAAAAAGCTCAGGGCATGACCGGCGCTCCGGAGGATCCCGATAAGGTCGGCGAGGCCGCTAAGAAGCTGACCGGCGACGTCATTCTCGCTAAGGAAGTCCGCTCTATTATGACTAAGGTCGTCGATAAGGATTTGCAGGAGTCCGTCGACGCCGACGGCGGCTATACCGTCCCGGAAGATATTCAGACTAAGGTCAATCGTTGGCCTGAGATCGTCTATTCTTTCCTCGACGATATTTCCGTCGAGAACGTGTCCACCAATAAGGGCGCTCGGACGTATCAGAAAAAGGCCGATACTGAGGCTTTCGTCGACCTCGACGAAAACGGCGCTATCACTAAGAAGATTACCGCGCCTCAGTTTGAGCGTATCGTTTACGCGATTCAGGATCGCGCCGGTTTCATGCCGGTATCTAACGATCTGACCGCCGACTCCGACGCGAATATTTCCGCTATCGTTACCGAGTGGCTCGGTCGTGCGAACATTGCGACCGCTAACGCTAAGATCCTCGGTATTCTGAACGCTCACAAGCACGCCGGACAGCAGACCGCCGCTAAGATCAAGATCGACGGTATGGACGGTATTAAGAAAGTCGTTACCGTTACGCTCGGTCAGGCGTATAAGTCCGGCGCTAAGATTATCACCAATGACGACGGTCTGAATTGGCTTGATACTCTTAAGGACGAAAACGGGCGCTATCTGCTTAATCCGGATCCGACCGACTCCGCTAAGCTGACTCTCCGGTGTGGTACGGTTGTCGTCCCGGTTAAGGTCGTGCCTAACAAGGCTTTCGCCTCTGAGGTCGAATATACTAAGACCTCTGACGAGGCCGTCGTCGAGGGTAAGACCTATTACACGCGCTCCGGCTCCGCTGGTGCTTATGTGTATACTCCGGTCACGACTCCGGCGACCGCGTCTATCGGCAACTATTACGAGGCGGCGACTAAGATCCCGTTTGTTATCGGCGATCTGAAAGCCGGTATTCGCAAGTATGACCGGCAGTCTATGAGCCTCAAGGCGTCCGACGTCGCCGTTATCGGTGACTTTAACGCTTTCGCTATGAATATGACCTTGATCCGGGCTATTCTGCGCGACGATTACAGGGAACTCGACGCCGACGCTTATGTGTACGGCTATATCGAGATCTAAGGATTTCCGAGGAGACCGTCGGACGTTTGGCGGTCTCCTCCGGTTATCCCGTCGGTGAGGAGGTGTCGAAATGGCTGATACTGAAACTCAGGTCGTTACCGTCGAGGAGGTACTCGCGTATTTGGGTATCGACTACGCCGACGAAATGACCTCGACCAATATCTCGAGAATGATCCAGACCGCCGACCGTTACCTTAAAGGGGCGCTCGGTGACGACTATCCTAAAGAGGATCATAGGTGCAAAGAGTTAGCGTTAATCGTCGTTTCTGACCTGTACGACAATCGCGGTTTACAGGCTCAGGGCGGCGGTACAGTCTCAGGTAATACGCGGAAATTGTTTGACGATTTCGCCTTACAAATTCGCCTCGAGTTGAGGAGGAGCGCGGATAATGGCTAAGACTTACGACCGTCCGATCTCTATTCAAAGAATTAACGAAACGACTGAGGAATGGTCGGACGTTTATAGCGTCCATGCCTCAGTAAATAAGGCGGTAGACAATAACGAATATTTGAACGCCGGAGCAATACAGGATAAACGGCGCTTAGTTTTCGAGATCCGATATTTTCCGGATTGCGAGCTAATCGCGCTGAGTCTGTCTAAATACCGGATTGTTTTTCGAGGAGTTGTCTATAACCTTACGTCGTATGACGATTATCTCTTGAGGCATAAGACCGTTAAGCTCTTAGGGGATTCGGTACTATGAGCGCGACAATCTCGGTCGATCAGTTAAGCGGGGCGATTGAAAACGAATTGACGCTATACTCTGAGAAAATAATAAAGGGTCTGAAAACGCAATCGAAAGAGAGCATGAAAAAGTTAGTCGACGCGACAAGGGCGACGGCTCCGGTCGGGCATCGAGGAGTATATAAAGCCTCAATAACCTCTAAGGTATTGAGCGAAACCGATAGAGGCGTTTCTTATGTCTGGTATGTACAGGGATCCGCTTATCGTCTGTCTCACTTGCTCGAAAAAGGTCACGCTCTTAGAAACGGCGGTCGCGTTTCCGGTACTCACTTTATCGCTAACGCTTTGGATCCGATTATGGAGGAGTACGAACAGAAAATAAA